CATTTAGAATCCCGCAAGTTATTACAGATTTTACCGCTGTGTTAGCCACCCGCGTCTTTAAGGCTTTTCAAGGTAAGGTAGGCGAACAAGAAGCTATTAAAATAGCTATGGCTAATCTTGACCCAAAAGCTATGGCAGTTTTATTAGGCGAAGCCATGATGGCTGGCCGTAAAATGAAGACCACGGTAGAGAAACGCGCGCAAGTTATGAAAAACGCTGCGGCGGTCATGCGTAGCCCTCAAATGCTCGCGGCACAGAGGGGTTATAACGCGATGGTAGAAGAACCCCTTAATGCGATGACGAGATGACACCAATGGCTGAATATCAAGTGTTTTTTGATGTCGCCGTTGGCGTGATCGGCGTCCTGGGCGGATGGGTATTGAATACCGTCTGGGGCGCTGTCAAAGATTTGCAGAGCGCTGATAAAGAATTAGCGGAAAAGGTCAGCGAGATCGAAGTTCTGGTTGCTGGCCGCTACGTTACTCGCGAAGAATTTAACACCGTGCTCAACCAAGTGTTTACGAAGCTTGACACCATACGCGACATCGTGAGCCAGAAAGCAGATAGATGAAAGAGAACTACGCGCAAGCTCTCAAACAAGTTCTTAAATATGAGGGCGGCTACGTTGACCATCCAAAAGATCCAGGTGGCCCGACGAATAAGGGAATTACGCAAGCGGTTTATGATGCTTGGCAAAAGTCACAGAACCTCCCAACGCAAAGTGTTCGCAACATCAGTGATGCTACTGTGGCAGCGATTTATAAACAGCAATACTGGGATCGTATTTCTGGAGATGATCTGCCCGCTGGCGTTGATTTTGCTGTGTTCGATTATGCTGTGAACAGCGGAGTCAGCCGCGCAGCTAAGACCTTGCAAGCTGTTGTTGGCGTTACGCAAGACGGTCAAATCGGCCCTGCAACGATACAAGCCACCAAGACCTATGTTGCTATGTCCGTCACAAACAAGCGGCTGGCGTTCATGCAGTCCTTGTCGATCTGGTCAACATTTGGCAAGGGATGGGCGGCGCGCATAGCTGATGTTAAAGCGCAGATTATCGCGCTTGTTGGATAGGATCGTATATATCGTCGCCGTTGCTGCGTCGATTTCATACGGTGCAAAACTAGCATTTATGCTTGGCATTTATTTCAGGAGGACAATGGAATGATTAAGAATTGGAAAACAACTATCCCAGGAATCATCACCTTGATCGGCGTCCTCTTCAACGCTTGGCAGACCAAGACGCTCGACTGGTCTTCGCTCCAGGCTGCGCTTGTCGCTATCGGCCTCATCGGCGCTAAAGACTTTAACGTCACGGGCGCATGACAACTGCTATCTTAATTGGCTTATTTTTAACGGTGCTTTACGGCGGCGTTAAAATGTTAATCGCTGATGCTTATGATCGCGGGCGGCGTGAGGAAGTCACACGTCGTATGGATCTGCAAGCCAAACTGAAAGCACAACAGACCAATGTCGTTATGGCCCCTAAAACCGTGGACGATACTGCTACTGATCTCGACAACGGCACTTTCTAGTTGCCAGTCAACGAGCGGCGGGTCATGCCCGCCACTCGCTCAGTATTCAGTCGCTCAACAGCGCGCTGTTGCCGCTGAACTGCGGCGGCTCCGTGGAACCGAAACGGCTCAGTTTATCATCGATTACGGCAAGCTCCGCGCGGCGTGCAGGCTTTAATTCTTCTTTCTTAGCGGGCGTTAGATTAGCGCGCTTCTTGTATCCGATGTTAGCGCCGGTAGCGGCCTTCTGGTTCACGTAATCATTAGCGAACATAGCCGCAAACGCTTCATAGTTCATCGCGTCAAGGCGGCTGTCAATATGCGTCGGATCGCTAAAGGCTCTAGCGTTCTTAACGCAAACCATTATGGTCGCTACCTCAAAGGGATGAATATCGCGGCCCAGACGCAGAGATGCCAAATCAGCAACAAGCTGAAAATTATCCTCAATCCCACCGTAGTTCTCACCGCGTTCGCTTATGATTTCGCTTGCCTGTTGTAGTAGATCGTGCGGATTCATCAATTTCCCCTAATAGTTCGGCTCGCTCACGCAACATTCGCAACGTCGTGTAACGCTGATGCAAACGTATAATGACCGTAGACCGCCGAGCGTTCTTGCGCTCGTCACCCAAGAGATCCAATACCTCTTGTTCCGTATAGTCCGTTAGGACTTCGTTCAATTCACGCCAGTTCATTTAAAGCTAACTCCGCTAACGAACGCTTGTCATGCAGACTTGCGTAGATGCGCTCGTCAATAGTCTTATTACAAATCAGAACATAACACCACACTTCTTTTGTCTGGCCGCTGCGGTGCAGTCGTCCGATGGTCTGTTCGTAAAGCTCAAGCGACCACGGAAGCGATAAGAAGATGATCTTGTTGCCGCCGAACTGTAGATTCAGCCCGTGGCCTGCGCTCTTTGGATGCAGGGCCAGAAGCTCCAGTTCACCTTTGTTCCACTTGTCAACGACATTCTCATCGTCCATAGTAGAGAGTTGTGGATATTGTCTTTTTAATTCCGCTAACTCTTCTTTATAATTGTATACAATGATTGTGTTGGCGCGCTGGTTCTCTTCGAGCACTTCTTTTAATAGGTCAAACTTATGCGAAGCTACCCATTCCGCGCCATCAGCGCCGTAAATGAAACCGCCCGCAAGCTGTTGTAATTTTTGCGTGACAACGGCTGCGGTTGGTGCTGTAATGATCTGTCCTAGTTCTAGGACAAAATCTTTCTTCATCTTATTATACGGCGCGAGATCCATATCGCAGCGCATCTCGACGACGTTGAGCGGCGGCAGCTTATCCTTATATTCGCCAGCCTCTAACACATATGTCGCTGGTTTTATCGCGGCCATGACATGTGCGAGCGCTTCCGGCAGCGGTTCCCACTGTTGGTAGTCTCGATTAACGCAATAAAAATACTGTTGCAGGAACGCGCCTTTGCTGCGGCCTAACAGTTTCTGGTCAACAACTTTGCACTGACCGAACACGTCCTCTAGGCCGTTCGATGTAAACGATCCTGTCAAGCCCCAACGGATATGGAACTTATCAAGGATCTTCAGTAGGTATTTAAACCTTTTACCGCTTGGGTTTTTTAATCGCGTAAGCTCATCAAAAACCACACCGTCAAAGCCAGTGGGATCAATGCTAGGAATATTGTCATAGTTCGTCACCACAATGTCGGCGTCAGAGTCGAAGGCGGCTTTGCGTTGCGCTGGCGTGCCAACAGCAACAGCTATCTCAAATTCAGGGCACCATTTCTGCCCTTCCTGTCGCCAAACATCAGTGCAAACACGCTTTGGTGCAAGCACTAACCAACGTTGCACAAAACCACGCGCCAACATTTCTGTCATTGCGGTTAACGTTATTGCGGTCTTACCTGCGCCGACCGGCGCAAGAATCATTGCTCTGTTTTGACAGAAGAGGAAGTCTGCGGCTTCATGTTGATACGGTCGTAAGTCCATCTATCTACCTGTTCACGATTCCAGAGGCACGCATAACGCTGATTCAACTTCTTCATATCTTCGGCGAATATTTTTTGCAGCGCAGACAGCTTGCCGCCGTCTTGCTTTAACTCTACAAACCACGTCTCGCCGTTTGGCAAACAGACAATTCTGTCAGAAACGCCACGATTCGATAGGCTGTTAAATTTAAAGGCAACGCCGCTAAGTGATTGAACGGACTTAACAAAGTAGCGTTCAATGTCTTTTTCCAAATCAGTCATAAAAAACTTATTGACACATCTGTAATAAATTGTCTAGTATGCAAATCACGAAAGGTAGTCTACAATGCACTCGGATATAGTAGGCGGTTCTACAGCGAAGCGCGTAATGAACTGCCCTGGCTCAGTTAAGCTGGCGCAATCCGTTCCCCCAAAACCAACATCAAAATATGCAGAAGAAGGATCACTGTTACATGACGCGATGGATAAGATCCTCTCTCACGGTGCATCTGTTGATGACTTTGGTCTTGGCGATGATCTCATTGAGCGTAAATTACGCCCTGCCCTTGACGCGCTGAATGAGATTGATCCTGACACACAGATGGAATTTCAGACTGAAGTTTCCGTCTCTTTTGGAGGGTATCTAGCTGGCGTATTCGGATCCTGTGATCTCATTGGTCGTATTGGCAATCGCGCAATTGTTCTCGATTGGAAGTTTGGTGATGGGGTGGCGGTGGATGCTGTCGAGAACCATCAGCTTATGTTTTATGCCGCTGCGGCTATGCGGACTGACGAAGCCCGTTGGGCGTTCGAGGGCGTTACTGAAATAGAGTGTGTCATTGTCCAGCCGCCATATGTCAAGCGTTGGCTTACAACGCCTGGGCGCGTTAAGGCGTTTGAGCGTGAGTTGTATGATGCTGTGACTACGGCGCTACGGCCTAATCCGCCTGTGGCGCTTGGCGATCATTGCAAGTGGTGCCCTGCTAAACCTATCTGCCCTGCAATGACGGGCGAGACAGAGCGCGCATTGCGGATACAATTAAACAGCATATCGCCGGAGGGCTACAGCAATGCGCTTATTATCGCTGACCGCGTTGAAGAGTGGGCTAAAGAAATACGCAGCATGGCGCAGCAAGCGCTTGAGAACGGTATCGTTATCCCAGGATTTAAACTTGTGCCAAAGCGTCCGACCCGCCAGTGGGTCAACGACGAAGGCGCATTGGAAGCTCTTAAAGAAATGGGACTGGAACTTGATGAATTAACAGAGACGAAGTTAAGATCGCCAGCGCAGCTAGAGAAGGTGTTGAAGAAACACAAGCTAGACTTGCCGAAAGATCACGTCGTCGCT